TATATTCTTAATCTTAAAGGAGGAAGTTCTTATGTCAATGAATGAGAATAAGGATTTCGATTTTGAATCATGTTTTGATTCTAAAGCAGACAAATCTTTGCGAGCGTACTTTGGCAGAGTTGTAAAAGGTACGGATGTAGATGCACGTACTCCATTTTACGATGGCGAAGACCGAGTGAAGATACTTGATCGGTGGCAAAAGGTTTTGGAACCAGGTTTAGCTGGAATGGAAGGCCTTTTGGAATTTGAGAACGACCTACGCGGAAAGGTCGGGCCTCTCAGTATCATGAAGCCTCTCAGCGAGAGATTGCAAGATATTGATGCATATTATGATTCTATTCACCAAGAATCGAAGCCCATTAATCCCGAAGCGATCGACGCGCTTCTCAAACAATGGGAGCCTAAGATTGGCGGTCTTACGGCAAAACAGACCGAAGCTACCTGGTTAGATATGAAGAAGTCAACAAGTAGCGGAAGTCCTTTCTTCACTAAGCGCAGAAATGTGATAGGCAAAACGCTGCCAGCGTTAGTTTATGCTGATATGTCACAGGATCTGCATGATAGAACATATAATATGTGTGCTATCCTTGGGTGGAGGGGACAAGAAGGCGGTCCGGATGATTCTGATGTCAAACAGCGAGTTATTTGGATGTTTCCAATGGCCGCTAACATTCAGGAGCACCGTATCTATCAGCCGTTGATAGCGGCTTGTCAGACAACTAATCTAGTACCAGCCTGGAATGGGAACGATGCTGTCGATGAGGAGATTACATTATTGTTTGATTCAAAGGGTAAAGATGATGTAATTATTTGTACTGACTTCACCAAGTTTGACCAGCATTTCGGCAGACCCATGCAGGAATGTGCGAGAACAGTCCTATCCAAGTTGTTCACGCGTGACGAAGTTTACAGTTACTGGTTTAAACAGGTATTTCCCATTAAGTATGAGATTCCACTTGCGTATGAATGGGGAAGCTTAAGGTTTGGGTCGCACGGAATGGCTTCTGGTTCAGGAGGAACAAACGCTGATGAGACGTTGTCTCATAAGTGTTTGCAGCTGGAAGCAGCGATAACAGCCGGTAGTGAACTCAATCCGCACTCCATGTGTCTAGGTGATGATGGTTTGCTAAGCTATCCAGGTATTGATCTCGATCATGTTCTCGATGTCTACACATCAAAGGGACTAGAAATGAATGAGAGCAAACAAAGTGTATCAAAGGACGAGTGCACTTACCTTCGCAGATGGTACTCCACCGCGTACCGAATTGAAGGAAAATGTCGGGGGGTCTATTCAACTTATAGGGCTCTAGGTAAGTTGATGGGCCAAGAGCGCTTTTACGACCCAGATTTGTGGTCACCTGAAATGGTTATTCTACGAGAATTAAGTATTCTTGAGAATGTAAAGTGGCATCCCATGAGGGAGCAGTTTCTTAACTTTTGCGTAAAAGGGGATAAATATCGACTTGGTCTGGATATCCCAGGATTCTTTG